ATTCATAACAGACGGTAACGTAAAGGTATACTGATGGACCCCATTAGCGCGATGGCTACCGCATCGGCTGCATTCGGTGCGATTAAAAAGGGATTTCAAGTAGGTCGTGACATTGAGTCGATGGCATCTGACTTGTCTCGTTGGATGGGTGCAATGTCCGACTTGGACATGCTTGAAAAGGAAGCCAAGAACCCGCCTATCTTCAAGAAGCTGTTTGCTGGTAAGTCCGTAGAACAAGAAGCCATAGAAACATTTGCTGCTAAACAAAAAGCACAGCAGCAACGCTACGAACTACAACAGTGGATTGGTCTGACGCTTGGAAGGTCCAAGTGGGATGAGTTGGTCAAGATGGAAGGGTCCATCCGCAAGCAACGCCAAGAAACCCTGTACAAACAAAGACAACGACGCCGTAAGTTTGTAGAGATAGTAGCGTGGATACTGATGGGATTGTTCGCTGCAGGAATACTTTACGGGTTCGTGGCATTTCTTAGAGGCACGTTAGCTAATGCAGAAACGTGGCCTGAATATGTGACGTGCAGACTGAAGGGATGTAGCAACATAGACGGAGAAAGGCTATGTATATATCATGGTCCTAACAACACGGTGGATAGTGTTTGGAATGACATGGGAGAATACTTCCCACGAGAGATACAATGCAAGTACGATCCCAAACATGAAAAGCCCCCTACCCTGCGAGAAACATTCACAGCAATCGAAAAGTCAAGAAAATAATCCTTGCTAATTTAAATAAATAGGTGTATAATGTTGTACAGGGAGACTGAAATGAAAAGACTTGCCTACGAAGCCCTAAAGCACAAGTACGAGGCACAGAAAAAAGATGCGCTATTTGTATACGCAAACTACACAAATAACCCGGCGGCTATCGGTGAACATCCGCAGTTGCTTGAGGAAATGGACAAGGCAGTCGCTAGTTGGGCGGACGCTCAAGACAAGCTTGAAGCACTTGAAGATTTGGATAGCGAAACTTAACGGGTACTAATATGGCAAGCACGTATCTTACTCTAATTAACAATGTACTACGGGACTTTAACGAAGTTGAACTGACCAGTTCTACCTTTGCAACTTCCCGTGGTGTGCAAACTACAGTGAAAGATTATGTTAATCGTTCGATTACTGATCTTATCAACTCTGAATTAAACTGGCCGTTTACCCGTGCTGCTGGTTCTGTTGACGTAATCGCAGGTAAGTCTTTGTACAGCCACGCAAGTATAGCGTCAACTTTAAAGTATGTTGACTACGATACAATGTTTCTTCGTCCAAAAAACTACATAACCAACGGCACGTATGAAGTGTCGGGGTCTGCAAGCATAACTGGATGGACGACAGTATCGGGTAGTCCCGCTGCAAGTTCTAAGTTTGGCAACACTCTGCTGCTTACTAGCGCAGAAGCATCCCAAGAAATAACCGACCTCATTGTAGGTCGTTCTTACGTTGTGCTTACACAAACTAGCGGGGCAACACTTACCCTTAAAATAGGAACCAGTTCAGGTGGATCACAAACTAAATCTGCTACGCTTACTATTGCCAACGGTAACGAGGTATCTCTTACCGAAACTACGTTTACGGCTACGGCTACGACACACCACGTAAGTTTTGTTGAAGCATCAGGTAACGCAGCGTTTGTTAAGCTGGTTGAACTTAGCGAAGATGTACTACCCATTCCATTAAAGTATTTATCATACGAAGAGTATAACGATGCGTTTCGTGAACGTGATACTCGTCCAGATACGGACAAGTTTGCTGACCCAGAGTATGTGTACACCACATATAACGACGAAATAGGTCTTACCCCTATTCCCGACACAAGTAACAGGACGTTAGAGTTTGATTATTACGTTGCCCATACTGATCTATCTTCGGCAACTGATACGTCGATTATTCCGACGCGGTTCGAACCGGTAGTAAATGCCCGTGCAAAATACTACACGCACATGTTTCGTTCCGACGTACAGGCTGCACAGTTTTCATTAAAAGAATATGAGGATGGAATCAAGCGTATGCGGATTGAATTACTCAACCGAAAGAATTACATGAGGGCTGTATAGAGTGGCTGACCTTAGTGAAACCGCTGCATTTCCGTTTGTGTGTGAAGGAGGGCTAGTTGCCAATCGATCAACATTCATTATGCAACCCGGACAAGCTGTAGAATTAACAAACTTTGAACCTGACATTGAGGGGGGCTACAAACGCATCAAAGGGTTTCAAAGGCATGTAAGACAGATAGTACCCCAAACATCTTCATCTGATGAAAAAGTTCTTATGGTAGCTACCTTTGCAAATAAAGTTGTAGCTGCAAGGGGAGTGAAGATATTTAGTGCTGGCACTACTTCGTTAGGCACGGGATCAAGTTCTGCAATTTCTTCAAGCACATCCATGACGGGATCAGGCACAATTACTGTAGCGTCTACAACAGGATTTACATCTAGCGGCACCTTGCAGATAAACAGCGAACAGTTTACGTACACGGGTGTAACATCTACAACTTTTACAGGTGTTACTCGCGCAGCAAACAGCACAACTGCAGCAGCACATGCTGCTACCAGCGATACCTCTAGGACAGTTGTGTCAGAATCTTGGACAGAGAGAGATTCATGAAGAACAAGTGCCGGTAAGTATGCGTTTGAAAGATTTAATTTTGACGGCAACGATAAGCTTATTGTTGTAGATGGGGTAAACGCTCCTACCGTATTTAGTACGGCTATGGCTGCTACTGACGTAAGTAGCAACACAGTAACAGGAGCGTCCATTGTAACAGCGTATCGTGAACACATGTTCTACGCCGGTATGCCCCTCACTGCAAACTCTGGCCCACAAGAACTTATATTTAGCCAGCCGTTTGATGAAGATGCGTTTAGTTCTGGGTCTGGTGCAGGTAGCATCAAGGTTGACGATAATATTGTTGGCCTCAAAGTTTTTCGTGAGTCACTGTTTATTTTTTGTGAAAACAGGATATTCAAACTCACTGGCAGTTCACTAAGTGACTTTGCTGTGCAGCCTGTCACACGCGACATTGGGTGTATCAACGGCAAGACTATTCAAGAATTTGCAGGTGATCTTCTGTTTCTTGGGCCTGACGGATTACGCACAGTTTCAGGAACGGCAAGAATTGGTGACGTGGAGTTGGGCACCATAAGTGCAAATGTACAATCCGTATTTGATGAGAACATAGCAGATGCTTCTTTGTTTGAATCTATAGTTATACCAGAAAAAACACAGTATCGAATATTTTTTAGTAAAGCGGGACAAACCGAACTTTTAACAGAGGGTGTTATATGCGTCCTAAAAAGTCAACAGGGTGGTAAAGGCTACGAGTTTTCAACAACAAAAGGAATAAAGCCTTCTTCGACAAGTACGTTTATAGACGCTGGTAATGTGACCGTGATACACGGGGGATTTGACGGGTACGTGTATAGACAAGAAGAGGGACAAACTTTTGCAGGGACAACTATAAACGGAAGGTATAGAAGTCCTGACCTTACTATGAATGACCCCGGCATACGAAAACATATGCAGCGAGTCATTGTAAATTTTAAACCTGCGTCCACAATCGATGCAGACTTAATTGTAAGGTACGACTACGAGGGAAGAAACTCTGCAAGACCTTCTGCGTACGCCTTAGACGCAACAAGAATAGCTGGAATATATGGTGTATCGACGTATGGTACTCCTGTTTATGACGGTCCATCTCAACCCTTAATCAGACAGGCCGTAGAAGGTTCAGGATTTGCGGTGGCACTTCGTGTTAATGACGGCGGAGAAACAGATGCGTATTCGCTAAAAGGGTTTCAGCTAGAATACCAATTGGGAGCGAGAAGATAAATGGGTGCAACTTATACCAGACAGTCATCGTACGCTGACGGAGATATAATCTCCGCTGCAGATACAAATGATGAATTCAATCAACTTCTTGCTGCGTTTGCTTCAAGCACAGGACACACACACGACGGCACTGATGCAGAGGGTGGACCGATTACCAAACTTCTTGGTAACACACTAACATTTGGTGCGGCTACATCTGGCACAGACATCACCATTACCTTCGATGGAGAAACAAACGACGGTGTACTAAAGTGGATGGAAGACGAAGACTACTTTGAGTTTTCTGACGACATACTTGTAGCCAGCACGGAGAAGCTACAGTTCCGGGACACTGCCATCTACATCAACTCAAGCAC